TTCCACTCCCAGATTCTATCCAATTCAGGTCCCCTGTAGCAGGAAATCAACCTACTACAGGCCTAATTAAGGGTATTACCCATGGAATTCTAACTGGGTCTTCTTTGCAAAGGCGATTCTTCGCACACAATCTGATCAAGCTATACTAGCAGCCTACTACATTAATAGGCTACTAGTCGCCATATGATTCCGAGAGGGCGTTACTCCCCTCTTTCTCAAATGGCTCCCGCTTGTACAGACTCGTCCGACAGGATTTAGGATAGTGATCTCGTCCCCCTGGCAGGAGGACTCTTAAGTGATAGGCGCTCTGTTCATACGAGCCCCTACGCTTTCACCTGGATAAAACTCTCACCGCTGTCGGTTACCCTCTCTTCAGAGGGCTCTCCCCGGATGTTACTCCAGAGTTGCTTAGATACCACTTTCCTTGAGAAAGAAAGTGGGTAATAAATCTAGCTAGCCTCCGCCACGGATCGAGCATTGGATATCATCCAGTGTACTCACGTAAGGAAAAGTATCACCTCGCCCTGGGTGGTCTGTTTAGGCATGTGGGACCGCTAGTCATCAAGATAACCAACGGCCTACTCTCTTCCGGATAGTGTTAGGGTCTTTGTGTTCAAAGACCTCAACATGGATGGGTGTGAGTGAATTCTCAGCATCCCATTCCATGAACGCATTAAAGAACTTTTCAAGTTCCTCGCGTTCCACTCCCGGTCGACAGGCATCAATGCGCCTAGCAATAGAATCAGAAAGCTTATGAGCTTCCATATACTCTAATTGCTGAGGCCACATGATACTCTGGAGACTTGACTCGAGCATCTCCACACGCCAATCCTTTAGCTTCTCAAGGCCGACCCTATCTCAGATACCACGGGGGGTGAGAGTATCCACACTACCATGTTTCCATGGCAGTGCAGCCTCTCATCACCGCACCATGATATCTCTAAGAGATTGAAGGTTAACTAGAGCACCTCGATTAAGAGATGTCATAGAAAACCAGTCGACCCACGAAGTAAAGGAAACAGAGGAGATTCCTGGCATGGACAAGAATACTATCAATAACTTTAAGTGCCGAGGCATAATAGCCAACGGTTTACTCAAAGCTGACAGTGTTCTATAACCATAACCACGGAATCTAGCGAATGATGCGATTCGCACCTGTTCCCCCTGGAATTTAGACAATAGCATAATCATAGCCTCTAGGCTAGAAGATGCCACATCTAATTCTCGGAAAGAAACAGGTGAAAGATTCACACCCCGGGAGATGAAACGTTTAGCAAACTCGAAGGAATCTTTCGATACCACCGACTTAACTAAATTAATCTCAACACCGAGGTCTTCCATTATAAACAAATATTGACGTGCAACTTTGTTATCAAAGATAACAATGTCATCACCTAATACTTGATATAATGGGAATCACATCACTCACCCCGCCCTTCGGGCCGCCATTTGCACAATAAAATGGTGCGTCAGGGCTAGCATACCTCAGGATGACAATGCTCCCATCGGCTGCCCGACACTATAGTGAAGGGCCTCAGGTATTTTCATACCTAAGCGACGGAGAGACATT